AGTGCGCCGAGGATCGGGTGACCCCACAGCGACATCGCCCCTGACAGCGCCATCGACTTGGCGGCGCCGGTGATGCCGTTGGCGTGGATGATCGAGCCGGCCAGACCGAAGGCGTGGTAGAGCGGCGAGGCCAGCGCCGCCAGGATCATGAACTGGCGGGCGGCGTATTGGGGCTTGTTGTAAAACTCCAGCACCTTGATCTGGCCTTCGAGCGTGCCCTTGCGGCCCATGCCGTGGCGGTCGACCAGCACGCTGCGCACGCCGGGGCGCAGGAACACCGGCGACTCCGAGCCGTCCTGGTTGATGATCTTGTCATGCAGCACGAAGCGGGTCTTGGCGTCGATCCAGCCGAGGTGGCCGAACTGGTGCTCGGCGCGGGCGCGGCGTTGGAGGTCTTGAGTATAGAGGCTCATGTAATCCTGCACCAGTTTGAGGTTTTTCGGCGCGAAGAACACGCCACTGTCATGGAGGGCTTGCGCCAGCCCGCTGGGGTTGTGGATCAGCCAGCTGTCGAGGGTGAACACTTTCCAGTCCTCGCCCGGCAGCTTGGCGCACCACTCATGCTGGTCGGTGCCGACCTGCTCGTCGACCATGCGGCAGCGCGGATGGAGGTCGCAGGGCAGGATCACCACGTCGACGATCTTGTCCTCGGTGCGCTTGGAGAACATCACCCCGCCGGTCTCGATCCGGGTGTAGCCGGCCGGCGGCGGACAGCGCGGCGCGAAGGGGTCGGCCGGCGGCGGGGCGTCATCGTTGTGGGCCTCGGGCGGCGCGGGCGCCTCCTTGGCCGGCTGGGGGCGGCGGGCGGCGCCGAGCGGGGTGGTGACCTTGCCGTTGAAAAAGCAGGCGTCGCAGATCGCGGCGCCGCAGATGTCGCGCATCACCTTGCACGAGGTCGGGCCGCTGACCCGCTCCTGGGTGTCGAGTTTGCTGTCGGTCTCGGCAGCCGAATAGCCTGGGTGGCCCTTGGACAGCGCATGCGCCCAGCTGCGGCCGTCCTCGACGTGGCGGACCACGTTGAGGAACTGGAACCATTCCGGCTCCGAGGCCAGCGCCGCCTCGCCGCCGATGCGGCGGACCTGGCCGCAAGCCTTGCCGAGCTGCCGCATGGTCACCGGCGGGCCGTCGAACTCTAGCTTGGTTGAGCCGCCGAGGCCTTCCGCTCCAAACCCATCAGCGGCAGCGCCCATGAGAAATGGTCCTTGAGACTGACGTAAGCCAACCACACCTGCTGCTTGCGCCGCAGTATCCAGTAGTCCGAGGAACCGTTCATTTGGTAGGACGACAGCGGCAGCCCATACTGTAACTGGGAGAGGTGCAGCTTTAAGATTGAATGTGCCAGCGACGCGCAGGATGGAAGCGCTGTCGGTCGTCCGAGAAGGGTCCACTCGTAGGTCGTGCGCCCGAGCAAGGTCGAACAGGCTCTGCGCGTGACCACGCCATTGTTGCGACGGGATCTCATCGTCGAGCCGCCAGTAGACATGCACGCCCCTCCCCGAGTTGACCACCATCGGCAGCGGCAGGCCGGTGGCTTTGCAAAAGTCCTTGACCGCCGCCACCGCTTCTTTTTGCGAGGCGTAGCCCTTGGTGTCCCCGACGTCGAGGTCGAAGAAGAAGCAGCGCGCCGCCCGCATGTTGGCTTGGGTGCGGATGCGGTAGCCGCCGATCGGCTCGCCGGTGATCGGGTCGCGTTTCTTGTTCTCGTCCCAGATCTTGCGCTCGGTCAGCGCATGGGTGGCGAAGTAAACGTCGGATTTGTCCTTGACCTTGGCGACGAAGGCGGCGGCGGCTGGGATGTCGTCAAACACATGATGGGAGAAACCCTTGGGCTTCAGCGGCAATGCAATGGCGTACAAACCTTTGGCAGGCCAAACAGCCTGTAGAAATTCCAGCGGTGACATGACGGCCCTCTAGGGCTAGAGGGCGGTGGCGGTGAACGCCGTGATCTGGTCGAAGTAGGACGTTGCGCTGGCAATCTCAAGCCCGTTGGCGCGAGCGTAGCAGTCTGCGAACTGCGCGGCATAGTGTCGCGCCCCGGCGTCCATCGCTTGCTGGAACAGGTCTTCGATCGTGCTCCAGTGCAGGCCGTTCTGGCGCGTGCCGGTGAGCAATTCTTTTGTGAAATCCGCTGCGGTCCAGGCTTGCGCTGGCTCCGAAGCTTTGATCTCTTCAGTCATGGGCGTTACTCCTGAAGAAAGGTGGGCGTCCGATTGGGAAAAACAGGACGCCCATTATGGTTGGGCTCTAGCGGATTAGCAAGCCATCAGTTGGCCCATTCGCTGAGCAGCGCCGCCACGTCGTCCGGCACGTCGCTGCTGGCGGCGGCCTTGGCTACGACCGGCGCAGGCGGCGCCTTAATCTCAGCCATGACCTCCGCATCCACTGCCTTATACGCGGACTCACCGAACACATCCCCGTCGTCGTCCCCGCTGTCCACAGGCGCAGCTTTAGCCTTGGCGGCTTGCTCCACCGCTTCAGCAGCCTCAGCCAACGCCTTAGCCTTGGCGGCGTTGGCCGCCTTGGTCGCCGCCGCCTTCTTGGCCGCCTCAGCCTTCTTGGCCGCCGCGCCGTCGTCGACCATCTCCGGGGTGATGAACGGCTCAGCGCCCGACGTCGTTACCGGAGTGTGGATCTGCGCCGGGGCTGGCTCCTGCTTGGGCAGCGCGCCGTCAACCGGCGCCCAGGTCTCGTTGACCAGTTCCTTGACCGCGTCGCTGGCGCAGATGTCGCGCAGCTTGGCGACGGTCGCCGGGTCGGTCAGCAGCTTGTCCGGCGAGAACAGGATCTTGGGGTAGTTCTTGCCGGCGTGGAACTTCATCTTGGTGACCACCGCGGCGGTGCGGGTGACGCCGCGGGCGCGCAGATAGTCGAGATAGTTGCGGAACGCGAACCAGCCCTCCTGCGCCATGTCGGGCGACTGGCCGTCGAAGTCCGAGGTCACCTTGATCTTGAGCCGCAGCGCCGGGTGGTCGAAGCCGCCGAGCTGCACCGCGATCAGGCGATGTTCCTCACAGGCGACCACGGCCTTGCCGAGCGCGTTGATCTTGGCGCCCTTGACCGCCATCGGGCAGGTGGCGCACTTGTCCGACACCGGCGCCTCGACCGAAGCGTCGGGGGCGACGCCATTGGCCGACCAGCACACCGGCGCCGACACCTTGTCAGGGTTGTAGTCGCCCTCGTAATAGGTGCGGCCGCGCTTCTGGGCGTAGTCGAGGATGATCACCCGGATCACCCCGACCGGCTCCATGTCGCCGTCGGCGTTCTTGCGCTCCAGCATTGTCTTCTCGCCGTCGATCACGGTCGCCCACTTGCCGCCGCTGAACGACAGCGACGGCACGCCGGCGCGCGGCACGATGTTGGCTTCCTCGGACATGAAGTCCTTGAGGAAGTCGGGGATCACCAGATCGTTCTGCTGGAAGAAAGTCAGTTCATTGGCCATTGTTCTCTCCTGTCAATCGTTGTTTTTGCGGACTTCAACGCGGAAGCGTTTGAGCACCGTCACTCCCGGCGGCAATTCGCCGTCGTGCTCGGACATATAGTTGGTTACAGCAGTAGCCGTGATCCGGCGCTGCAGGAAGTCGAAGGCGTCGTTGGCCTTGATCCAATCATAGAACGCCGCCCAGTCCTGTCCAGACGGCTTGATGTCGACCTTGCGGAAAAAGGTGCCGTGCTCGGTGCGGATGCCCTCGCCGTTGCTGGCGTTGAGCACGCCGAGCATGACGTTCTCGATCTTCTCCAGCTTGGCGTCAAGGTCGGCGATCACGGCGTCATGCACCTTGTTCAGTTCGGATTTCTTGTCTCTTATCGCGCGATAAGCGCGCACCAGTGCGTCATAGTCCATCTGCTCACTCCCTCACAACTCTGTCTTACACCTTTAAAATTCGGGTGTAAAGGTTAAGTATGGAATCTTGTGTTATTTGTTTGGTATCGACCAGCTTGTAAATCTCCCATTCGAGCGGGTGAGCTGCGATTTTCACCAACGTCATGCTGCGGGTCTGGCCGGCGCGGTTGTTGCGCTCGATCACCTGGCGGTACTGAGCGTTGGAATAGATCGGGCCGTAGAAGATAGTGGTGTCGGCCTCGACCAGGTTGAGGCCGTGCGACATCACTTTTGGGTGGCATAGCAGCACATGCGGGTCGGGTCCACTCTTGAACTCCTTGACGATGCGGTCGCGCTCCTTCGAGGTCACATCGCCGTTGAGCACGCCGACGCTCCAGTCCGCGCCCAGCTCCTTGGCCAGTGTCTCGATGATGCCCTTGAACGGCACGATCACGATCGCCTTGGCGCTGGCGCCGAGGATGGCGCGGCGCAACTCATCGAGCCGAGGCTTGTGGTCGAGCACATGGTAGTCGCCGGTCAGCGGGTCTTTGACCGCACCGAGCAGCACCTGGCGCAGCTTGCCCAGCTTGTCGGCGGCGTTGACCGCGGTGATCTTGGCGCCCGACGCCACCTCCAGCTGCATCTCGTGGCGCATGTCGTCGAACGCCTTGCGCTGCTCGGCGCTCATCTGGGCCTGACGTTCGAGCGTCACCACCGGCGGCAGGTCGATACAATCTTTCTTCCAGAAGCGGATCGCTGGCTGCAGAATACGATAGACAAATTCCTCAGCGCCCTCGCGCGGCGCCCACTTGAACGGGGTGATCTGCACCATCGTCTGGCGCTGGAAGGTGCCGAAGTATTCCGGCGCCGCCGCCGGGTTGACGATGCGCGCCTGCGCCCACGCC